GGTAGAGTAGAAATTTCAGTTCCACGACCTCCTTCCCTTCTAGGGAGCCAGAAATCCTCAAGCATTGCCATGTACTTTTTGTCATCTCGGACTTCTCCTGTGTCAGCATTGTAGACAAGTTTGTTCCGATATCTCATCATCACGTCACGGAGGTATTGCTCTGCTTTAACCTTCGGTAAATTTCCCACATCAATGTAGAAAATCCTGCGCTCTGGAGCACGGGATAGTCTATATATGACTAAACTATCTTC